GAAAAAATATCAAAGGAGGAAAATAAATGAAAGTAAATACAAAAGAAATCGAATGGTTATTACAAAACGAAACTCAGTACAAAATCTCTAAAGAGGCGAACGTACATCAGGCGATTTTGTCAGGTTTAAAAAACGGCTCACGAAAAATGGAAAATCTTTCAGTTATGATTGGCGACCGTTTGACGACTTACGCAGGAAAAGTTAAACGACAAAAAAATAAAAAATAATTCATCAAAACTGTTGACATGGTATAATGAACGTGATATACTAATAATGTAATCAAGAAGAAAGGAGAAACGAAAATGACTAGAGTTGAAATCGAAAGACGCAGACGCCTCAAAAAGCAAAAAGCAAAAAATAACATGCGCAAAGCGTTCTTACAAAAGTATTTCAAGTTCTTAGCTTATACGGGAATGGCGCTTGCTTTCATTATTGCAATGGCAATGATGTTCGGCGGTGCTCATGAGCAACAAGGCAAAGAGGTTGAAATGTGGAAAAATGGCACGTATGTATACCCTCAGGGATAAAATGAAAAGGAGCAAAAGAAAATGAGTTTTGAAAGCATGCACAATAGTTACCTAGAGCAAGACGAACCAAAAGTTTTTGGAACAGATTGGAAAGGGCATGAAATTTACGAGGGCGATGAGTATTTTGAAATCGACGGCGAATTCGTACTCGTTGAAGAATTAGACGAATACGCTCAGGAACGTTTTGAAAGAAGAACAGCAGGCGAATAAAGGAGAGATACAACATGACAATCACAAAATCAGAAACGATTATCAAATTATCAAAATCGTTAGTGGAAACGCAGAAAGAATTGAAACAACCATTGAAAGACGCAAAAAATCCGTTTTTCAAATCGGAATATGTACCACTTGAAAACGTGGCGGAAGCTATCACGCAAACCGCTACAAAATACGGACTAGCATTTTCACAATACGCAACAACTACTGAGAGTGGAAACGTATCAGTCGGGACGATTGTATTTCATGAAAGTGGCGAGTTCATTGAATATCCGCCGTTGATTTTAAAACCAGAAAACACGAAACCACAATCAATCGGTTCAGCTATCACTTACGCCAAACGTTATGCTCTATCCGCAATTTTTGGTATTACAAGCGATAAAGACGATGACGGAAACAAGGCAAACGGAAACGGCGAACCACAAAAACAGCCTCAGAAACGCAACCAAAAACAAGCGCCACAAAACGAACCAAACGTACATGAAATTGTTGAAAAATACGTGCAAAAACTAGAAGAGTTAGGCGTAAATAGAGCAGACGTTGTTGAGTACGTGTGCAACAAACACAACGTGGGGAATATGTTTGACATCGCACCAAATATCCTAGTGGGCGAAATTAAACAAATTTACATGAAGAAGAACAACGAACAAAAAGCAAACACAAACGAGAAAGGAATTGATAACGAATGGTAACAGAAATCGCAAAAATCACTAATAACTTTGAAATCGTCCAAAATTTAGCGGGCGGTTTCGAGGTGCCTAACTTACAAATGTATATTGATACATTTCAGGCTTACGCCGATAACATTGATGAGGTGTTAATCGTAACCTCAGACGAAAACAGCGTAAACGGGGCGAAAGCTACAAAGAAAGAGTTTAAAGAATTAGAGGACGCAATCGACAAACGTTTTTCAGAGTTCATGGAACAAATTAAACCCGTTACAGACGCCCGACTAGACTTGAAACGTATCATGAAGAAAGCAAGTGCAAACATTGATGAAAAAATCAAAGAGGCTTATAGAGCATGGATTGATGAGGCTATTTTTGAGTACCAACGATTAGCGAGTTTCGATGTAACTTTTGAAATGCTAGACGAAAAAGCATTCGCCCGTAAGCAAACGAAAAAATCAATTTTTGAGGCGGTTGAAAAAGAAATCATGCGCCTTGAAGAAGAACACGCCAAACGTGAAGAAGAGCGAGAAACAATCGAAAAGTATTGTAAAAAAGCAGGTCAACCAATCGAACCATTTACAACTCTAATCGGTCAAAAAGAATTAAATGACATTCTGAAAATGATTGATACAGCGGAAGAACGAGAAAAAGAACGTGTTCGACTTGAAGAAGAGAACCGATTGAAACAAGAACAAGCGCAAGCACAAATGAAAGCCGACCGTGAAACAATCGAAAATGAAATCGTGCCAAACCTAGCGCCAACAATGAGCGAAGGCACTTGGACTGAAAACACCGCAGAACGCAAAGCGCTTTGGACGGTTCAATTATGGATGAGTGATGAAGAAAAAGAATTATTCAAAAAATTCTTGAAAGAAAATAACATCAAACTAGAGAGCGCAAAACGTAATGGAATTTAACGCAACTCTAAAATCAAAAAGAGGGGGCATTTTAACGTTTGACGCAGAAAGTGATATAAAACTACCTACTTATTACAAAAACGCCGTAGACGGCTTGTATCGGGCGAATATCACTATCCTAGACCCGAGAGGGATAACCGCAGACCAACGAGGCTACATTTACGGCTTGTTGAATGATATTTCCGAATATACGGGATATCCTCTCGAGGTTGTTAAAGACTTCATGAAAGGCGAATTTTGTACAAACGTTAAAACAGATTGGGAAACATTCAGCCTTGGATATAATCAAATAAGCATATACGACGCAGGGCAATTTATCGAATACATTATAGAGTGGTGCTTTAAAAACGAGGTGCCGTTTAGACATCAACAGTATTTCGTGGGCAGTGAACACACTCGAATGTTATTCTTGTACCTTAAATACCGCAAATGCTTTATAAGTGGCGACAAAGGAGACGTCGCTCATTATGAGGCGGTAGGCATGGGACGCAATAGAAAGAAAATAGACCACTCGCAACACCGTTTTATGTGCTTACGGCGTGATTATCATATAGAGCAACACACAATAGGATTGAAAGCATTTTGCGAAAAATACAAGATAATTCCAATCAAACTAACACCCGAGCAAGTGAAAGAATTCAAGATATAAAAATATTTTAAAAAAATTTTGAGAAATCGCTTGACGGGATATAACAAACGTTATACAATAACAATGTAATCAGGAAAGGTTACAAAAACAAACAAACCAAAGGAGGAAAAACACGTATGAAAAAAGAAAAGGCTTTATACGTAATGAATACAGAGAAAGGAGCATTTTTGAAAACGGCAGAGTTCGATAATGAATTAACGTTTAAGAGTAATTTCGACCAATGTATCGCAAACGCACAACCACTTGTGGCGACTGAGGTTGAAAATGAATTTCCTGACCATCATATCACTTTCGCAACAAAACTTGCGGAATTCTTATCACAAATAGGCGATAATATCAAACCAGTGATTGTTGAGTTCGATATTAAGGTAACAGGATTAGACGGAACGGAATACAACGTTGATGAAATCATCGCAAAAGCCGATGAAGAAGAGGCAGGAAAATTAGATTTTTCAGACTTTTTACAAGCAATGTTAGCAAACAGATAAGAGAGTGAGGAGCAACAATGGCACGACCGCCGAAAATGGGACTTGATTATTTCCCGTTGGACGTTAACTTTTTGAATGATTTAAAAACAAAAAAACTCGTCCGCAGTTTTGGAGCGTCGGCGGTAGCCGTTGCCCTTGATGTATTAACCAATATATACAAAGATAACGGCTATTATGCAGAATGTGATGAAGATTTTATTTTCTTAATTGCAGACGATTTAAAACTAGATGAAGAGTACGCCAAAAACGTAATTGAAAAAATGGTTGAGGTTGATTTTTTCAACAAAAAT